TGTGTGCCTTCATAAAGCGGTGTGTTGCGCTTTTTGCTGGACGAACTAACAACATAGCTGTAATCCGTGAACGCTCCAAAAGGGTTTGCTTCCGCAGAACCAGTAGGCGGGCTGACGTTCAACATCAGCTTTACGGGTTCGCTCCACGATTCGTATGCGGATTCGCCAGTCTCGTTTCCCCATTCGTCCACAACAGGCGTTTTCTCGCCGACCGGGTTTGAATACCACAGCGGGCGTTTGTCCAGCGGGCTACCATTGAACATCAGCCAATAACACCTACTCTCGGAACCACTTCATTTAGCAGGGACTGTGCCACATCGGAGCTTTCCCACACACGAGTAATGCCATTGTTGGTATAGCTCGTCTGTCCGTTTGCGCCGATGTGGTTGTACAGTTCCGCTGCAATGCGTATCTGCAACGACTGATACTGCGAGGGCAGCTCGTCCGGTCTGTTACCGAAGGGGTATCCCTGCGCAAATATCTTGTCTTTAGCGAAATCAAGCAGCAGGTCGAAGAGTGGGTAGTCCTCGTCCGTGATTTCACGGTCAAGTGCTGGAGCGATGTACTGCCCCAGCTTAACTGCCGCTTCGGAATGCTGATCTCCCATGCTGCTTTCCTCCTTTCGCCTTAGTAAGCCTTGATGCAGTACACAGCGTCCATGCGCTCAAAGGACGGCAGGACAATCTCAGAAGCATAGACGTTGGCGTTGACCGGGTGAACGGTCAGCTCGGTGGTGATGGCAACGCCGGTGTTCACGATGGACACGGATGCGCCAGACTGACCAGACAGCAGGTCGGCTTCTTCAGGAGTAGTGCCGTACCAAGTGCTGCCCAGAGCGCCGGAAGGAGCAACCACCACCATGCCATCGGGCAGATACTTCTCGCTTGCGCTGTACTTGTCCGCCTTAAACATCTTGTCGTACAGATGAATCTTCAGACCGGTTGCAGATTCGATAATCTGCCGTGCTTCGCTGTCCAGCAGAACGGCGTTTGCCTTTGCGGTGACGGTCATGAACCGATTTTTCACCTCGTCCGCAGCAATCATGTTGCGGAAGGTAGCAGTGTTCATGTACACCTCAGTCACGACCTCGCCCACGCTTGCCAGAACAGCGTCCTTTGCGGCATTCAGGTCGGCAATGGGGGTGGCAGTGGCGACGTTCCACTTAGACTTTGCGACAGAGACTTCCTTGTAGTTGGTGGACTTCCAAGTGCTGTCCGGGTCGTAGTTGTAGGTGTAGTTCACGCCGTTTGCCTTGATGGTGATGCCAGGAACGCCATTGACGGGAGCCAGCAGCTGCCAGATCATGCGCTCAGGCACGATGCGCGCGCCAGTGATAAGCTGTGCGGTGTCATCGTACAGGCGGTTCATCACGTCACGAGCATAGGGGTCGTTGCTGTCCAGAACACGCAGGATTTCCTGACGGTCTTTCTCACCCAGATGGTAGCCCTCACGGAAGAACGGCATCTCGGTCTCATCGAACTTGAAGCCCTCGCGGGTGCGGAACGTAGCCTTTGCGTCAAATGCGCTGGGCATCAGGGAAACGCCAACGCCCTTGTGACCACGCAGCCACTTCAGGTCAAGGCCAGCCTTCTTCTTTGCGGGGAACAGTGCGTCAGATGCAAAGGGCATCGCGTTGGTGGGGTCGTTCGTCCAATAGGCGGCAATCGCAGCCGGGGCAAAGACTTCCTTAAGATTCAGTGCCATGTTGTTTTACCTCCTATTAAGCGTTCACGCTGATGTTGTCACGGCAGAAAATGCCGGGGACGGAGGTCTTGAGTGCCTTGATTGCGTCAGCGTCAAAGGTGAAGCTGGAACTTGCCTCTGCCTTCTTGGTGTCGATAACACCACGAATCAGCAGGGCAGCGTTGGGGTTCTCTGCCGGGTCAACGTCATACAGCAGAATGCCATCAGCGTTGATGGTCTTAGAACCAGTCTCGCCAGCAGCAACAGCTTTCTTGCCATCCAGCGTCATGGGGTAGCCAGCCTTAACCGCAGCAGCTTCGGTCACGGTAAAGGGGATGGCGGTGTAGTCATTGGAAGCAAGGATAGTATCGTTGATTCCGTTGACCGTGTTTCGGGTAAACTTCATGTTTTCCTCCTTGTTAATGGAAAGCACTCATTGCGTCACTCGATGCCTTAGAGGTATTTGCGTTCTGCTGTGCAAGGCTCTTAGCAAACGCCACACCTTCGCTGTCAGAGCCGCCCTTTCCATCCGCACCCGGAGGTGTGGGCATATCCTTCAGCAGAGAAGCCTTGTATGCAGTGTCGTGAGCGGTCATAAACTCCGACTGGAACTTAAACACCTTGTCCATGTCACCGTCAGCCAGTGCAGATGCAGCCTTGTTAGCAAGTTCAGCGTCATAACCCTGTGCAACGAACTTCTCACGGTAAGATGCAAGGGTTCTTTCCTTGACGAGGTTCTCCTTGTCGGCAGTCAGGGCTTCAATCTGCTTCTGCATCTCTGCCAACTTGTCAGCCTGTTCCTGTGCAGCATTCTCGTCATCGGTACGCTTTGCCTTGAGCTGCTTCTTGTACTCAGCAGCTTCGCCGTTGGCTTTCGTCACGGCGTTGCGTAGCTTCTCGACCTCTGCGCTAGGGTCTGCAACCTTTTCAAGCGCAGAAATGATTTCATCGGCGGTCATGCCTTCTTTGTAGGCATCACCAAGCAACACATTGAGTTTCATATCGTTAATTTCCTCCTGCGTTTTTTTTCCGTTGCTTCCCTGCAACGCTGCGAAATTTGTATCCCGGCTTCCCTGCCGGAATATGCAAAGGGTTATTCGCCCTCTGTTTCTTTATTGGTATCGGCAGACTGTTCATCTGCTATGTTCCCGGCATTTATGTCAGTAACATTCTGTTTAGGTTGTTCCTGCGGCTTCGGTGCCTTCCCATCCTCGCCCAGCTTGCCAGCGGCAATCAGGAAAGGCTTGCTCATTTCGTAAGCAGCCTGCGGGTCAGGGAACAGACCGGGCGTAGTGAACGCCAACTGCGGGTCAATCGGCTGCTGAATCATCTGTGCGAAAATCTGAACCTTGCTCTGCTGGTTGTCGTACTGGCGGCGGGGCAGTTTGATGTTGATGTCACTTGCCATCAGCTTAGAACCAGCCGTGTCACGCAGGATTTTGAGCATCACAGACAGGCTCTGACGCTCAGCATACTTGAACATATTTTCGTACTGCTGTGCTCTTGCTTCTGTGTGATTCCAGCCGTTGCGGACAATAACTGCGCCCACGTTATCGGACGTTGCATTCTCGCTACCAGTGGCACTAGGCATGGCAGTCAGACTGCGGTACACGTTCAACATGGAATCAAGCAAAGTCTGACTCTGCTGCTGGTCAAGCTCGTTTGCAATCTGCGAGACAGAAGCGGGCAGGCCAGAAGTGGATTTCAGGCACATTGCGCCCAATTCCTTGACCTGCTTTAGAGCGTTTTCGTCCACAAGGCAGTTGGTAAACACCATGATGGACTGGATGAACTGTGCTACACCGTCCAGACGGTTGCTTTCAAGGTCGTTGATGGCATCCAACACAGGGATAGCCGGTTCAAACAGACCCATCAGCTCCGGGTTCAGCTTGTATTCGACCATCGGCAGCATTCCGAGAGAATGGTTCTCCGACTTCGTGACCTTGCCGTTGTCGATTTCAAAGTACTGGTTTGGCGTATACACGCAAATCAGGTCGTTTAGGTCATCCTGATAATTGCGTGGGATGTGCAGCACGTTGGCGATAGGCTTGTGCCCGATGCCGGAGTTGTAAATCACATATGCCATATCCGGGTTTGGAACATCCACCAGCAGGGGCGTTTCGTCCGGGTAGTTGCCGTTGTACCCCTTGTCAGGAAGAACAATGCGATATCCCTGTCCGCACTCCAACATCCACTGCCAAAGCCGCCGATCAAGCGCATCCTTGCCCTCATACTGCAAAGCATTGGACAGGCGGGCGATTTCCTCACCGTCACCAGTTGCCGTTTCAGACCGCACATAAGAGCAAGGAGTGCCGCTCATGTAACCTGTGTAGAAGCCCACACACTCGTTGGCGTGGTTTTCTACAATGCGGTTGGTGATTTCAGCGTGGTACTCCTTCGTGCGATGGAGGACAGGCTGGCTACCCAAGTAGTAGTTGTGCAGAAAGCGAATCTCGTTCTTATTCAGCAAATGAATAGGCTCTGCTTTGCCCATGACCACTTTCAGCACGTTTGCCCGATTGATTTCCGTTTCCGGCGTTTCAATCGGTCTACGTCCGGTTAGCGGCTCATTCAAAAAGCCACCAACAACCGTCTGATACTCAGCCATGTTTTCCTCCTTTCCGGCAAAATAAAAAGCGCAGCAAGACAAACCTGTTAAGGTCTATCTCACTGCGCTTACAACTGCGCTTCAAAAGCTATTCAGTTTTTGAACTTTGGTACGGAGACCCATGTATCTTTTGGAAAGTTGGAATCTCCAATTGTAATCCAATGGCAAAGAGGGCACAGAAGAGAGAACTTGCCTTCCACTTCACCAAGGTAACGTCCGCAATCGCACGGATTTCCGTTTGCGTCCTCGCGGGGATGCTTGCATCTGACTTTTGCTTTCATCTGCGCTCCTTTCCTAATATTCCTGGAAACAGGCTGTTGAGCACAGACCTGTTAGAAGCTGCTGGGAAACTGTTCGCACTTCCAGCCGTGCTATTCTCCGCCTAGAGAAACCATTGCAGCTGTTTCATTCTGCTGTCGGACAGATGTTGGGCTGCAATTTTGGTGCTGCATAATGGATTTGAACCAATGTATGTCCGGTTATGAGCCGAATGCTCTAGCCATACTGAGCTAATGCAACATAAAGACCCGGCTTGATTCATCGTTGCTCTTTGAAATGGTAAAATGTCCAAAAACCCATTTCATCGAGAGCCGGGAATAACGATTGGAGGTTATAAAAGGAAAATTTCCATGAAAACAAAAGTGAATCGTTGTGCTGCGTGACGGATTTGAACCGCCTTATTCTGGAAGTCAAGATTTCAAGGGCGAACCAGACCCCATCCAACACGGGACGCAACTTATATATCCCAGCAATGGGAAAGAGCGTGGAAACCATTGCTGGGCAGAAAGGAGAACGCCTGCAAAGCATTCAGCTCAGAGCCGTAAAGCGTGTAGCAGGCATCATGCCGGAGTAGCCAACTCCTTACATGCATTATACCAAAAACAACGATATAAAGTCAATAAATTAAATTATACGTTACCACTTTTTTCAAAATGGCCTTTTTATAGGCTCAATTTTACTGATTCCGTTGTACAGTTCATCGGCAAGCTGTGCCAGACTGTCCGGGGCATCATCGTGCGGAACTTTGCCAAGCTGCGTGAACATCGTCACCTGTTCCATGAACGCTTTGTACTCTTTCGACTGGTGCTTCTCATCGAGGAAATAGAACCGTTTGATGTCTGGCGCATACTGGATGATTCTTGACAGCTTGCTTTGGCCACTGGGCGCACGCTGGCTACGAACAGAGCAGTGATAGCCTTGCTGCCGGAGCTGGCTGTCTACCACGTCACAGTATTCGTCACCGCCGTTGTTGGCTTCGCCGCGCACCACGTTGATTTTGTGCTGAATGATTTTGCCTACGACTTCCGGCCTGGTCACGGTCTTATCGCCGTTATTGAACACAAGGTCAGGGATAAATACGGCATCACCATACACATAGGCGATAGGGCAGGCGGTGAAGTCGCCGCCGCCCCATGCAATATCCATGACCATGAGCTTGCGATCAGGCTCACCATCAGGCAGAACACCGTTGAAATACCGCAGTTCATCGGCAGGGAACAGCAGACCTTCACGCACATAGGGCTTGCCCATGTACTTTGCCCACCATGTCGCATCGTCAATACTGGCTTTCATATCGGCATAGTAGGCATCGTCAAACCCAACGCCGTAGTCATAATTAAAGTTGCTGTGTCCGTTCTCATCCACCGCAGGAATCACCCGGAATCGGTACTTTGGATTGTCTGCATACTGGTTCTGGATGCGTCCCAGAGGGTCAAGAACGTTCCAGCGCGTACCGACCATCAGCTCTAATGCGCCTTGCTTTTTGCGGTCTTTCAGCTGGTTCAAATAGGCATCGTACTTGTTGTTTAGACGCTCAACATTCAGGCTTTCCTCCAAGTCCTCAATCAAATCATCACTGTACAGAACGCCGCCCTCACCGATTTCAACAGCACCAGTCAGCGTGCCACCGATCGAGCGGCAAGTCAGGGTGGGGAAGCGCTTCTTTCGGTTCAGGTCAACACTTTCGTCCTTTGCGCTTTTGTCCACAAGCTGAACGTCAGGGAAGATTTTGCCCCAGTTGTAGGTCACAGGGTCGGTGATGATGGACAGCACTTCGCCGTAGAAGCCGTTGGTCAGCTTGTCAGAATGTCCGCTCATAACCGATGCAACGTCAGGGCGGTTACCCATCAGCCATGTGATGAAAAAGATGCACAGGGTACTATTATGGGTGGGAATCAGCCGCTTACCAGCGCAGTATACGCCGCCCTCAACCTGAATGCAGTTGCCTTGCTTCGGCTCGATGCGCTCAAACCCACAGAATGCCACACGGCGAGGTTTGGAGAATTCTTTTAACTGCTTGCGAGGAACAACGCAGGGAATAGGACAGGTGGGGTTAAAGGAAATGACATACACTACTTTTCTACATTGAATGCCACTAGAAGAAAGACATGGTTCATGCTCGGAAACAGAGCAACGCCATCCAAACGTAGAAACCAATGTAATAAAATCGTCTTTTAAGCGAGATTCCGTTGTCGAAAAATCGTATCGGTGTTCTTTTGCTCTTAATGAGCCATCCGTGTCTAGCAGTCCAGCCAATAGCTCCATACGCTGTGAAATGCTAGCAGTGAAATATTCTTCTGGAATATGTTTGACGCATCTATGATACGAATAGCACATACCAACTTTTTGCAAATCAAATCTAAGCCCATCAAAACGGAAGTGCTCAACGCCTGTCGTTTTATGAACATCATGCCATTTTATAGAGTAACCATCGCTTATAACACGCTCTATTATGCACCTATCTTGTTTTGATTCATATAAAAGGCCATCTTGATTTGAACCATCGCCAAGCCACGCCCCCAATGTGTATGGAGGGACGGGAAGTTTTTTGTATTCTCCATCGACAAAATTCTTAAACAGCGCTTGATAGTAATACCGATGCTTTCTCGTGTTTTCAACGCCTGTTTGGTAATCGGGTATCATCTGTTTGGTCTCGATTACATCGAATCTGTTCTTGTGCCGGTTATAAACAGGCCATTCGTGGTTTTCATGGCAATCAATGTAAGTGCCATCAGTAAAATAGCAGCGCACGTCAAGCTGACACTTAGGCGAAACAGCCAGCACTTTTACAAACCGACCTTTCGGGCTGATGACTTCATCACCGACTTGTAAATCGCCGTGATTCTTCCAGCCGTTTCGTGTAAGAATTGGCGTATCATCGCTCAAAGCCTTGCCTGTTCGAGGCGGTTGGCTAACCCCCAAGAACTCTATCTTGTGGTTAAACAAATCTTCCAAATCACGAACCAGCGTAAGAAGAACCTTTCTTCTCGGCTGATAGAACTTCTTTTCCGGCGCACGGTTCCATTCAAGGTAGATGCAATAGCTGTCGAACACATCTTTTGCTTCAAACAGATACGTCCGGCCGATAATGACATAGACCTTTGCCACGTCCTCGCCTGTTTTCATCTTGCCCATCATGGCGGCGCAGACGGAACGCAGCTCACCAGAGTATTTGTAGGCATCGAACCGCTTATCCTGTGGCAGAGCATCTCTCAGGTTCACCACCGCCTGAAACCAGTCCTCATAAACCTGCGCTTCGGTCGGATTCTGCTTTGCATACGCTTTGATGCTGTCGATGATGGCGATACACTGCTTTGGCTGCATAAAAAAATAGGCACCCCCTACCCAAAAATGTAAAGAGTGCCTACAACTGCACAAAAATCAAATATTCGGTTTTATTCTAGGCCGCGAACAACGTCAACTGAAAACGCCAGCTAACACAATGCTAATCAGCCCTGCAACAACGCTGGTCAGAACGCCGCAAGCAAATCCTATCCCACGTTCTTTCCACTGTTCAATCTTTTCTAGCTTGTGAATTTTCTTGTAGTTCCTCGCACGTTCCAACAGCCAGAATGCTGTGTGTTGCGTGTCGCCCCAGCGTATCAGCCCATCGTTGGCAAGGGATTCAAGAACGAACTGTGCCGTGAAGTCCAGCTTGTCTTGCAGGGCTTTTACAGAATAGAATCCATTCGGAAGGTCTGGTTCATAGGTGTTCAGCGTGTCGATCAGGCGCTTCATGTTGTCACTAAGTATCACAAAACGCACCTCGCAACCACAACTACGATGAAGAACCCGGTAAGCAGTCCAACGACCGCTCCTGCAAGCCAGTCATACGAGTTTCTGTTGTTCCACTTATCCATAGGTTTTTACTCCTTTCACCTGTTCTGTTCAGCAATCCGATACCATGTCTGGCGGGTCACGCCAAGCTGCTTGGCAGCGTCATTCTTTGTATAATGTCGGCTCACGTTTGCCATCACAACCAATTTTCATAATGTAATCAAGATATTGTTTTATCATCGTGCTATCTTCGCAAATGCTGGCATACATAGCCAACTGGATATTCTGCCCTAAGTTTGATTCAGTTGGTTTAATGGTCAATCCTTCATTTTCAAAAATCAGAATGGAGTTTGCTAATTTGCATCCTTCAACAAAAGCAAACAATTCTTCGTATTTCACAAAATCAAAAATTGAACGCAGCTTTGTTGTTCCATCTTGAACAATCAAATTACCGCCATGAATATTTTCTAGCTTTTCAGTTAAATCCATCTTTTGTTTCTTACTCATATTGATGTTCCTCCAAAAGAATGGTATACTGTGGTTGCACCATTCTTTTTCCTGTTTTGGTTGGTTTGGTGTACTCTTAGCGGTGGCTTGTGGTTGGGCTGCCGCTATTTTTATTTGCGTATCTTTCGACACGCTCATACCAAGTGGATTTCCCGATGCCAAGCTGCTTGCAGCACTCTTTTACGGTAATTTTGCCTTTTTGCTGTTGCTCTAATAGGCTTTCAAACTGCTGCTCGTCAACTTGCTTTTCCTGTCTGCCAAAGCTACGGCCTGTTCTGGCCGAAACTCTCTTGCCATCAACAATAGGCATGGCAGCTATGCCCTCTGCCTGACGTTGCTTGGTTTTCTTGCGTTCCTGTTCAGCTACCGCACCCAAAACCTCAATAAGGATGTTGTTTACCATTTCTAGCACCCATGTCTGGTCTTGGAAGTCAATAAGCGTGGTCGGAATGTCGAGAATGCGAACAATCACGCCTTTTTCTTTGAACCATTGAAGTTCTCGCTTCATTTCGTCTTTGTCACGCCCGAATCGGTCAAATTCCTTAACGATGACTTCATCCCCAGCCTTGACAGTCTCTTTCAATCGTTTATATTGCGGGCGATCAAAGCTGCTGCCTGTCATTTTATCACAAAATACATTCTCATCTGGGATGTCGAACCGATCTCGTGCGATTTTAAGCTGTCTTGCAAGGCTTTGCTCCTTACTAGACACTCTAGCTAAGAAGTAACGCATTTTTTTCACCCATCACTTGATGTCAAACCCATTTTCGACTTTTGTCTCACGAGGGACTACCATAATCTTGTATCCCATAACCCTTAGTGTTTCATCCAGTTTGTTGACACTAATGTTTTTGTGCCTTAGACGTTCATTCAAGGTTTTAAGCGGAATGTCAAGCATATCACTTAACTTCGCTTGGTTCAATTCCTTCAATTTCAAAATTTCCTTTATCGCTTCACTTGCCGTCATTTTTCTTCGCCATCCTTTCTTGATTCTATTATATCAAGATATTTCTGGATGTCAAGATATTTCTGGACTTTCTTTGCTTGCGCTTATATTATATATAAATATACTCTAGTATGTATTTATACATACTAGAGTAGTATAAGGATGTTTACTTAGTTAATCACAATCAGGTAGAAAATTTTCTATAATAAGGAGTAATTATGTCAAACTTCATTTCCGTAAAACTTTGGGTCTTGACAAGCATATTTTCACGCTTTATACTTGTTTCAGCGAAAGCGAGGTGATAGGCTTGGCAAGACGAGCAGAAACCTCGGAACGTGATAAGCTGCGCATGATAAGCACTCGGCTCACAGAGAGCCAGATCGCAAGCATGGAGAGCAGCGCAAAGGCATTGGGCATCTCAAAGGTCGATGTTATCCGCATGGGTATCGAGTGGGTAGCATCCTACGTTGAGAACATCAAGGCATAAAAAAAAATAAGCTACCAGCCGCAACCACCACGAAGCCACTGATAGCTTATCCACATCACGAAACGAGAACCTGCAACCACCAAGGGGGCAGTCTCCCTTTTCGGAATCTATTATACCAAAAAGGGCTGCTCTCCGCAAGAGTTAGGAGCAAAAAACATGAACTTTCCCACGACAACCGAAGAATTTCTGAAAACCATCGCCCACGGCAAAGAGCCGACCAGTGAGGACAGGGAGTACGCAGAAGCACTTGGTAAACTGTCCGAACTGAACTACCGGGCAGGGTACGAAGCGGGAGTGGCCAAAAACAAGGGCTAAGTTTTGTGCAAATCTACAAACTTTTAGATTTTGTACAGATACCAGTACTACATTAAGCGTTTGCGTAATTGACAAGCCACAACATATTGCGTATACTGGTTGCACCCACATGAAGGGAGGTGAGTTTATGTACAGTCCTTATCTCGAACGCCACAATCACACGTTCACGGTTGCGCTGACTGAACGGCAGTTCCAGTGGCTGAAAGCCTATTGCACCGAACACAAGGTTGCACAGGCCGCAGCCATCCGTGACACGTTCTTTGAGGTGCATCCCATCCCGGAGACCAATGAAAACGAAAAATGATACGCTCGCTAAAGTTTGGCGACCACAGCGAACGTATCATGAACCACTCAGAGAGTATAGACCCTCTTTGGGTTATTATACCAGAGATGGCCTGCTCTCGCAAGATAGAAAGGTCAAATTTCTATGAATAATAATCTTGAAACCATCCGAATCTTCTCCGAAGATGTTATCCCTGTGTATGACACTGACACTGGCGAAAAGGTAGTGCTGGGTCGGGAGCTGCACGAGCGGCTCAAAATCAAGACCGCATACAAAGACTGGTTCCCTCGTATGTGCGAGTATGGTTTTGTCGAAGGTACGGACTATTCATTGGTCGCTCAAAAATGCGCAACCAATAATCCGAAAAATCCGTATACTACTCGTACAGAGCACGTTATCACTCTGGACATGGCAAAGCACATTGCAATGATTCAGCGGACACCTGAGGGCATGGAGATTCGCCAGAAGCTGATTGACCTTGAGAAGAACGTGTCCGTCAACCAGTTCGCAGGGCTTTCTAAGGAACTGCAAGCAATCCTTGTGATTGACCAGCGCACCATGAAACAGGAGCAGCGTATTTCCGCTCTTGAGAATACTATGACCATCGACTACAACCAGCAGCGTGTGTTGAAGCGTGTCGTGAACACGGTGGTCATCAACGCTCTTGGCGGCATGGATAGCCCGGCCTACAAGAGCCGTAGCGTCTCTCAGAAGTTGTTCATGGAATGCAACCGGGACATTCAGGACTGGTTCAATGTAAACAGCAGAAATAACGTGCCGAAGAAGAGGTTTGATGAAGCTGTCGAGTACATCAAGAAGTGGAGACCGTGTGCGAACTCTGTTATGTTGGTTCAGGTCACGAACGGCCAGACCCAGATGCCCATGTGAAAGGAGAACAGATATGATTAACGGTGATAAGTACGAAAACCTTGACGAATACATTAGCGACACTCTGGAAAACATGGAGTGGCTTTGGAGAACGCCTGACGTTGGAGAAACCTACAATGGGCGAGTGATTGCTTGCAACGGCAAAGAGGTTGCGTGTGGCTATCTCTCCTACGAAGCAGACGAATACGGCGATTTGAGACCGTACCTGTGCGACAACGGCAAGATTGTCATGCGTGACGTTAACGATTGGATGCCGATGCCGAACGTGACCAGTGCATTGAAAAAGTAAACAGCCTATAAGAAAAGCCAGTGGTTAGAGAGCATCTAGCCGCTGGCTTTTTATGTTATGCGATTATTCCTCTACGAGGTCTGCGTACTTGACTTCAATACGAGGAAGTTCATCAGTGGTGCTGGTCAACGCTCTGGTGATTTTTTCAAGCCCGGTGAACTCACCGTAGACGTTGATAATATCATCGTCCAGAATCTTCACGGCATCGCCGCCGCGCTTATCCAGCATATAATACTCGTCATCGGCATAGAAGCCGTATCCGCTGTTGTCCGTGTAGGTTCTCCATGCTTTTTCGCTGCCAGAGAAGTTTGCGTCAATAATCTGCGAAACTTTTACCTTGACCGTAATCTTAGTGCCTTCATACTTTTCAGGATAGCGGCACAGCTCTTTATAGTCCACAGTCTGGCACTCAGCCTTGTAGTCATCCTCGCTGATTTCTGGCACAGACGCAACGGAAGAAGCGGTGGATGCACTTGTTTTGGATGTCGCTTTGCTACTGCTTACGGAGCTGTCAGAACTACTGCCAGAGCCGCCAATAGCAGACAGGACAACCAGAACGATGATAGCGATGAACCACCAACGCTTATAGATAGGCGGCTTGTTCTTGCCTCCACAATGAGGGCAGACCTTTGCGCTTGCGGCAATTTCTGCGCCACAGTGCTTGCACGTTGTCATTTTACTTTTAGCCATTGTAGATTCCTCCCTTTCAAGGCTTGTAAGGCAAGTATAGCACAGAACGCAGACCCTTTGTAGGGGTCTTTTTATTTTTGCGGCGGAATTTTTGAGATTGGCAATGGGGGTGGGGTGATTTTTTTGAGCCTTTTTTATTTTTTCGGTGGTTGAAAGACTGACCGGGCGGGGCTGGGCGGCGGCTATATACCCCGCCGGTGGCTCCCTGCACCTCCCAGCGCACCCGGACGGCCTGCACACGACAGGCGGCAGGACAGACCGCGCCAGATGCAAGGCAGACCACGCAAGGAACGACACACACGCCCAAACGCTGGACACGCTGCACCGGTCTGCACTCGATACCAGACAGGCCGCGCGGGGCAGATCATACCGGCGGCAGGGCGCTGGAGGGCGGGCAGTGTGTCCGGCAAAGTGTACAATTTCGGACGTTTATTTTTATCCATATTTATATGGATATATTTTGCCAAAAGCATTGACAATCCATATATATATGGATATAATATAATCAGTCCAGATAAATATGGACTACAACCACAATACACCAAAACAGGAGGACAAAAACCATGAAAAAGACCATTGATTATACCGCACTTGCAGATACCATCCGCGCAGAACTCAACGCCCGCCACGATCGCAGCGCATGGGATAAGGCCGTCACGTTGTACGCTCTCGACCTGCTGGAGGATATCCAGTGGGGCGCAAATGACGTGGAGCGGCTCCCGATTGACGGTGCAGAGCTTGAGCGGTGGGCGCTCAACGGTGCAAGCTGCTGGGAGCAGTACAGCAACGGCGGCTGCTCCATCTGCTACAATGCCGATATCGCCGCCCGCGTCTGCACCCCCTCCGAACTCAAGCGCAAGCACGGCGGGATGTATGAGCCTAACAGCCGGGAAACGTGGCTTGACGTGCAAGCCCGCGCACTGTATCAAGCCTGCAACCGTATCCGCACCATCTGCCGCACCAACGGCCTGTATTGCAAGGGGGTGCAGTAATATGCTGGTACTTGATGCAAGCCAGTGGGCCGCCCTCTGGTACGTTGGCGGCATGATTTCCGGTTTTCTCTTCTGTCTGGTCTGGCTCAACAATCGGGCGGAGCAGTAAGGAGGTAAGACAATGACAAAAGCATTTCGTGCAAAGCTGCTTAAAGCTGGCGCATTAGATACTACAAAATATCGGTATGCTGTATATCACGGCCACGCCTACGACGTTATCAAGCGAATTAAAAAAACCGAAATCCGTTCTTGGAACGCCGAAAATGACGAATATTGGGAATCTGTAGAATACATTTGCTATTAAATGAGGTGTAAAAATGACCACGTTTGAAGAAAAAGTGAACGCATACCGCGAAAACAAGCGGCTCATGGAAGAATTAGAAGCAATGAATGATGCAATCAAGGCGGATATAATCAACATGATGCACGGCGCGCCCGAAATGGTACAGGGCACAGCAAAGGCCATTTACAAGGACGTGCAAAGCGTCCGCCTTGATAGCAAGCTACTCAAGACGCTGCACCCGGATGTATACGCCGAGTGCAGCAGCAAGACCAGCTACAAGCGTTTTAGCGTGATATAAGGGGGTTTGTATTATGTTATACTATCGTATTCCGGCAGGGCTTGACGGGCGGGCGGTTGTGTCCGCTGGTGCCTATTGTGGCAAGGTCAAGCGGTATCTAATCGGCGGTGAGCTGTACACGGCTAAAGAGTGCGCCCGCTATGGTATCAACACGGCAGGACTTGAGCTTGTCACAATCTCACAGCGTCGCACCTTTACTAACTTTGGCGTTAGAATGGAGGTGCGCGCATGATATCCTGCATCCTGTTTTCCTTCTGGTTTTTCTCGGCGCTGTTTAAGGCGTCTAAGTGACGCCGCCCGGACACTTTAGCGGGGCCGCACCGTAAAGCAACCCCGCCCCAGCCCAAAAGGGCAAAAATATTTTTTGAAAATCCTATCTAAAGGACTACAAGCATGATATACTAAAGTAAAGGGGCAAGGCCCAGAAAGTGAGTGAAAAAGCATGATGATTAAAAGCATTTATGAGTATGACACGGGCGATGGAATTATTTGGAGTCCCAACGGTTGCGGCATTGAGCATCACAAAAAAAACTGCCCCCGACTTTCAGAGCTTGAAATAAGATGTGAACGCATGAGCGACAGCGATTTTTTCGAGGCCATCCAAAGCGCTGAGTGGCGCGAGGCTCATATCTACAACCCGGACAAAGACCCCCGCTATGACTGGGTGAAAAGAGTCACAGGATTAAAACACATCAGATAAAGGGAATTTTACAATGGCCATACATGATAGAAATTTTTATAAAAGCATCATCCGCAAGATGGTTAAAAGCCGGCTTGATAAATATGAAGAGGAAGGCTATAAATACACATTACAATACAATTCGTATACAAATGTTTACTGTTTGTACTACACCGCCCCCGGTGAAAAAGCTTGGAGCTGTGCAGCGATTGAAGCCAGCGAAATCTAATATATATGCCCGGCGCGTGGCCGGGCTTTTCTTTTGCCTTGCATCTGCTGAGGGTGCAGGGCTTTTGTTTTGCCCTGTTGCAATACAACCCAAATAAAAGCGTTTACAGCGTGTTTTGTGTCGTCCATGCAACTATACCGCCAACGCTGTAAAACCGCGCACAGGTCTTTACAGGGGCTTTTCCTGAAATTTGCCCCATTCTACTACCGCAGATACCAGACCGACACAAGCGGCTATAATACTTCCTGTGCCACGCTGGAGCGTATCACAGCGCCCGGACGGCCTACACTAATACCAGATACCAACGCCACGCCGGACGCTGTACAGGCCAGCACAGCCGCCCTATTATAATAAGGTATATAAGAGGGTGCAGCATATCGCAGACCATGCCAGCCCGGCGGGCAGTCCAGCAGCAAGGACGCGGCGGGCGGCGCGGAACCATTGGCGGCTCTCGCCGCATCTCTTTTCGGGCTTTCGCCCGATAGCTAATAAGGGCGAGCAATAGTCGTAGCGTTTCGGCTGGAATAGTCTTGGAATAGTTGTAAAGTCGTCAGACTGCCACCGTTTGAAAGTCCTATATATCGTATAGCAACGAGCAGTTCGCTGATAGTCGTAGAGTAATAGTCGTAGCGTTTTCTAGCGAGCCATCGTCAAATAGTCGTGTATTTTTTGTGTGAAATAGTCGTTCGCCTTTTAGGAAAAGAGAGGCGCGATAGTCGCTAAGTCGTCCGACCACAAAAAAATCAATATGTGTCAAGACACCTATCAATTTTAATCTCCATCACATTACCTCAAATTATTTAACTTTCATACTTATTATAATAGTCGCAGATAATTACTCAATCTTTTTAACTATTATTCTACTGGAATAGTCGCACCATCCGATTCGGTTCGTTCTTCTCCTATTTAATTACCGACAACTACAATCATATCATACCAACCAACTAGGATTATCCATTCGGTAAATACCTCAATACTTTTAACTATCTAGCAAGACTATCCGACTAGTTAGTCACTTTCAATCTGTAATCAACTGCTCATACTATTATGCAACATTTCTACATATTCAACCAACTACAAAATGAAGTCAATTCTCCATGTGAAATAGTCGCAGGCCATCCACCAGTCCGAACCTCAAGCCAGCTCTCGCCTACGGTCTGCTCTGCTGGCTAACGGTATAGCTTTGCTAACGGTGTAGCTTTGGAGATAGAGGGTTGTAGGGGGAAAGAACCTTTACAATCGTGGGAAGTCAGACCCATCCGTCTGCTGCTTCTCCCGCTCTCGATCAATCCAATTAAGGGCTATTGGCTTCCAGTTGATAATAGGACTGCCGCTTTTCGTTCGCCATCCAAGTCCCTCGTAATACCGCATGAACTGGTTTGCGTACCTTGTCGTGCTCTCGTTGTCAATAAAGAACTCGCTGACCTCTTCGAACTGAGGGGCGCACGGAGCGCCCTCGTCTAATCTACTATGTTTATATTTACTATGTATATATCTACTAGTGGGCAATTTTCTGCCCGATTGTTGGGCACTATTTTGCCCGATTGTCGGGCAATTTTCTGCCTGTTTGTCATTACAGTTGGGCAATATATTGCCTGATTGATAGTCGAACAGTTCCTCATCGTTAGGATACCCAACGTAAATCGTGTTGGATTTTGAATAATTGCGCTTGCATTCAATCAATCCAGCGTCTTTCAGCTCTTTCAAGTATTCTTTGGCTATCCTTTCCTTCTTTCCTACCATGTCCCCTGCTTCTGCGTTGGAACATCGAACAAACACCCGTCCTTTGCTATCAAGCCATTCTTTACCGTTATGTCTTGACGTGAACGAGCGATCAAGAAGGTCTACATAGATGACCTTCGCATTTACGCTAATGCTCATCTTATCAAGAAATCGTGGGTAGATTTTATATCGGGGACACACAATGTTCGCTGTTATGTACTGCATTTTCTCCTCCTACAATAGTCGTAGACCTCTACACTGCGCTCACAGCTCCGTAGAGCCGTGTAAGAGCCGTTTTCTGTGTTTGGTCGATAAAGTTTCCGTCTGACGCTAAAAGCGTTTGTAGGGCTTCTATGTGCGTATATGAAAAAGGCTGCCATTGCTGACAGTCCCTGCATTTTTATAATTGAGTTTGAACATAATAGAGTGCATCGTAAGAGCCATTCACTCGATAATAGTCTTTTAGATATTCGCTGATATAAGCACCGAGTGGCTTCCAGTCATCATCCGGCTGCTTTACAATTTTGGCTTGCCACCACTGGATAGCCCACCGGGATTCTTTTTCAGCCTTTCTGGTAGACCATCCATGCGCCATCATCAATTTCTTAAAACGCTTTCTAGTCACAGCGTTTCTCCTTTCAGTCCATCCAAGTATACTCTTGGAACCGTTGAATCTGCTTGTTAAACGTGATGGGAAGGTCGCCTATCTCGCCTTCCTTGTTCTTGCTTAGCCGGAACAGGTACTTGTCTGGGTTATCGCCGGACAGAAGGATGATTGCATCTGCGTCCTGTTCAATCTGTCCGCTTTCTCGCAAGTCGGAGTTGGTAGGCGTTGCTCCGGGCTTGGATGGGTTTCGATTGAGCTGTGCCAGAGCTACCACGACAATGCCTGTGGTCTGTGCCAGTTCGTGTAAGGCAATGGATATGGCTGTAATGGCGGCATATCTGTCCTTTGCGCCTGTTTCGTGGATGAGTTGAAGATAGTCTACAAAGATGACCTGAGCCTTTTTACGCAGAGCCTGAGCCTTCATCCACGCCACGTTCTTTCCGGCAGCGGAGCGGATATATAAGGGCATCTTCATGTTTTTTGCCTGTCCGTCAATCTCATTCAAGCTGACCGCCTTATTTTTCACCGTGTCCAAAGGGCAGTATATTTGATTCGCCATCAGACGTGCGCCCAGCTTGCGTTTGCTGGTTTCTAAGCTGAAATAGTACACGGTGTAGTTTTGCTTTGCCATGCTTGCTGCTATTTGCAAGGACAAGGCTGTCTTGCCCGCAGACGGTCTGCCGCCGATGATGATGAAATCACCCGGTGAGATGTGCAGCGCTTCATCCAGACGCTCTAGGCCTGTCTTGATGTACACCGGCTTCTCGTTCATGTGAAGCACATAGTCGTTCAGCACATCCTCGTATGTCCACGCATCTTCTTCCTCAGCTTTTAGGCTCATTGCTTCGCCCATCTGCTGGTAGATGTCTGATAGATCAGAATAGTCGGCAAGCTCGCTGGTCATCTGAAATGCCAGACCTTGAACACGAGTGAGTGCAGCTTGTTCTCTGATAAGCTGTGCCCAACGTTGCATCTGCTCCCTGTCAATTCGTACACACTCTGATTCACAGGTTTGTACACACGCTAAGAGCGTCTGCGCTACGTCTGGATGCTGCGTGTTTATCTCGACTATATCTATCTTACCCCTAGCCGTCCAATAGCCCTGAACAGCCGCAAAAGCGTCTTTCAGTTCAGGTCTGAACAAGTCAAGTTCAAGGTCTGGTATGATTTCATCCACAACGCCCGGCTTGCAGAGCATCAGCGCACCGATAAATACCGTTTGAACGTCCATTGTCATAGTCTAGGAAACTCCATCTCCGCACTTTGCTCGTACTGGTCATCCTGTTTCAATGCGTAAATGTCCTGCCATCCGGCATAGATGCTCTGGTCGAGAATGGCTTTCCAGTCATGCCGATCAAACTTTTCCAGCTTGTTGCAGAGCATCTGTTTCGCCCGGTCTGTCATAGGTTTTTTGATTCTTGTACGCATCTGTGCGAACTCTCGCAGGGATTCCAACAGGGCTTTATCGCCACGCGCAAAGTCGGAGAAGATGTCAGGTTTCTTCTTGACTGCACTTTTCGGCAACGTCTTGGCGTTCGTCTGACTGTCAGTTGATACAATGGGTTCATCGTCATCTGACTTTGAACTCATAGATGAGTTGACCTTCATCTCATTTATGACATGAGGATGAGCTGACTTTCGTGTAGACCATCCTTTTGACGCAATACCGCTTCTTTTCCACTCTTCATTGAGCAGATGTTTAATCAAAATGAAACAAGATTCTGCTTTTTTTGAGTTCAAAGTTGCGTCTTTTTCTTCAAAAACGTATGCACAGATTGCATCATAGAGTTCCAACTTCTCTTTGCTTTTCAGCGTGGAGATGGCTTCAAAGTAGTATCGTTGGAATGTAAAGCTGTCTCGTTTTTTGTCCATTCTCAATCCTCTTTGTAGCGTTTGTTCCATGCTTCGATAGCGTCTTTACGTCCATCGTGGATAATTTCAATCTCTCCACTGTCGTTCATTCTAAACTCGATTCGATATTCTCTATTGGGATTTGTGAAACCACATTTATTGCATCGGATGTTAAATTCGTATCCTTTTATAAGGCTTCTTGAAAAATCCTTCTTTATGGAAAACACGGCTTTCTCACCGCAAAACGGACATCTCTTGAGTTCTGTCATTTTCTAAATCCCTCTCTCGTTCTCATGATTCTCTTATGCGCCTTGACAGGTCTTGCGCCTTTGCCGTATGCCGGGCGAATATGTTTTGCCTTGATATACCCGCAAGGCGGCTTCGGCCCGAAATCAAAAAGGCTCAAGTCCATAATGATGATGCCAAACTTCTTGTTTGTCATACTCAATCCTCCTTTGGCTCTTCTGGCGCATACGTCCAGTGCGTTACAATGTACCAATCACCGCGTTCTAACGGGTCGTTAAACTCGTCTCTCCACGCCCGCTTGCCGAATGCTGGTGCATAGAAACCAAGTCTCATGTACCGCTCATAGTCGTTTTCGTTTTGGTAAATGTGTTTTACCATCAAAATCAGCATCGGAGCATCTGACGGTGGCAACACATCCCGCACGGAATGTCATACATACTTGTCCATGTCTATCACCTCATACCATCGGAAACGCCATCCAATGCGTCACCGTCACATCTTTTGGCAGTCTCTCGCCTATCTCATCCCAGAACTGACCGTCTGCATAACAGCCAAGAAAGTACGCTGTCGGCGAGATTCCTTGCAACATTTTTCCATCTTTATTACACCACGTTGTCTTAGCCGCGAGCAACAAAGGTTGCGTTCGCTCTCGTGGCGGCTCGCTTGCTGGATGCCAAAGCGTATTGCTCATAACCTGTTCTCCATTAAAGAACCACAGTTCGGGCAGTAGTTGTAGCGGTCTCGATTGTTTCTCGCATGGCAATTACTGCACATAAACCTCGTCTCATCTTCGTCTTGCACAATCCATTCAGCGGTACGCTTTAAGGCTGTCGGAGCATCTTCCACAACTTCAATAGCATCGTAAATACCGCAAAAACGGCATTTAACTCCATTGTAGTTTTTGCAGCCATCGCAATATGCTTTCTTGATTCTCTCAATAAGTGCGCTTCGTTCAAGGTATTCTGGATAATTAAGCATTGTTATACCTCCATAGTAGCAAGAACGGTTGCATATCCAATCAAGAAAATAGCAACGTTTATAGCCGCACAAGCAACAGCCTTTATAACGGTACTGTCAATATATTCATCCAAAGTGTCCCAAAGAATATATCGTTCAAACAGATAAATCGGAGATACAAGCAACACACCCACCATCGTTGTCAAAATAATGCCTAAAGCGACTTCATATATCAGCATTGCCCTTTCTCCTTTCAATCTCCGTCCCACACGCCGTCAGGACGCATCTTTGCAAACGCCAGCAGACCGTACAAGGCACGTTTGGCGTTGCCCTCTGTGGCGTTCCAGTAGTCGCTATCGTCCACATCGTCACCTAGTGCAGAAATAGCCTTTTCAAGCATTGGGATGCTCTCTGCGCCTGTTTTGCCGTAAATGGAGCGGATGCCGCCCTCACCAAACACTTCCGGTCGATAATAGAAGTGACCGTAATTATAAGTGACGTTGAGCCACAGTTCTTTTGTGCCTCCTATAGCACGCATACCGCCTACGATAAAATGCGCACTATCCGCTTTGAGCGGTTCGTGCGTTACAGGGTCGCACAGCGAAATATCATAGCTCATCTTTCTTCTCCCATTCCTTGCATCCACGTTCGTCCCACACGAAGTCTGCAACGTGTTCTGACTGGTCGTTTACACACACGCCCTCCGGCTCTGCGTACCATTTGCAAGAGCCGCAGGACGGCTCAGATTTGTTCTTACAGGATTCTGCTGCGCATCGGATAGCCTTGCCAGCAGAGAACTGCTTGATGCCCATGCAAGAGCAATGTTCGGTGGTGCAGTAAACATCCATTATTTCTCCCCTCTCTTTCTTCTTCTGTTGACATTGAACCGTTCGATTACTCGCTTGTACTCCTCATAACACTCCGGGCAAAGGTCGCCTGTGTCCCTACGCCACGCCCAGTCCTTGAAGTATTCGTCAGGGTTCATCATCCTGCTGCCCAGAACTGCTCCGCAGCGGTCGCATACTCGCTTGTGGTAGATTCCTCTGTCAGTTTGCATTAGCGCTCCTTTTCATCAAATTTCTTCTGCATCTTAGTTCTCAACGCTTCGATACGTTCCTTGTCGTCGGTAATAATCTCATACTTGTCGCCAGACCAGCCAAGCGGAACATCTTCCGTGTATTCAATATAGATTTTTTCCGGGTGCGTAGGTGGCTCATAGGGGAACGTCACATTTTTGAGAAAGCGGCTACTTGCAAACCACGTAAGACCACCGTTGTCGGAATAAGCGATTGCGTCAATGTCGTGCACTTCAATCGTGTTACCTTGTGCATCAGTGGTCTTGAACACGCTTGAGCATCGTTTATTTTGGAAGCATCTTTGCCCCATTTCGTCCGACACTTCTGTCCATTCATCATCTTCGCCAGTCAGCGGAGTAATAGGTTTGAAGCGCAAAAGTCGCTCCAGAATAGACATTGCATATCCAGCGGTAAATCCACTATGGCCTTGACTTGCAAAAAGTTCAATAATGTCAAGGATGTTCTTGTTGATTACATCCTGCAATCCGTCTCCGTCTTTCGTAATACGTGCAAGTTCTGATTTTGCATATTCTACGGAATCACTCATTTTATTTATCCTCCCCAACATCCTTAAACAGGATTTCCTTGTCGGCTTTCCAGTCTTTGATTTTACACGGAATGTCCGTTCCGGGCACGGTCTTTTTCAGCCCATCCATCTGCCAGACGTTCCATGAGATGATGTCTGCGATACAGTCAAGGAACATAGGCATACAGCCGATTTCCAACCTTTCAGCATCAAACCGATACCTAAAATTCTCGATCAGCGTCAAGAACAGGTTGCACCTTGCCAGCAAGAGGTTGTCTCCCTGCCACTCATAGCCGTATGTCGATGCGTAGGCGTTAATTGCCCAGCACATCCACATATCGTAGTCATGGAACTGCTCTGCCAGAATATTCAACTTCCTATCCAGCAGACCTATTCTGTCCGGCACGGCAATCATCTGCCCTGTGGTGGTATCGTATCGACTTGTCAGGAACGGCGCTTCTCCACAGGTGACTTCAAGGCAAGTCTTATTGATGTATTCTTTCCAATCCTCGCCCTTCAGGTCGTTTTCTGCAACGTCTGTCATCTTCTTGCAGACCCAAGTCGGCGTAAATACCTCTGCTTCCTTACTGGTGCGCTTCTTCTGGTCTGCAAGCCGCTTCTGCACACGAGGAACGAGTTGAACCTTGTCCAACTGTTCCAGTGTGATTTCATCTGCAAAGCCCACGCCCAGTTCAGGCGGCGGGGTCTGTCGCCCAGATAATGTTCTTTCCTGTCGTGTGGTCTTGCAAGAGAACAGGAAGGAACGTGCGTAGGCATGGGTCGGAAAAGTCAATCAAAGTTCCCATTGGTCAGCCCTCACCATGATTTTGTTCTTCTCTTTCAGCCAGTCCTTTACGCAATGAAAGCAATGCTCACGGTTCTGGCAACGCTCCGGGTCACGATGCTTGATAAGCTCGCAGATTCCCCTCGTAAAGTTTTCTGTAATATCTTCGTCCGTCATGGATCGGATAAAATCGCCGTTAGTCATCCTCGACCACCTCTTCTGCTACCTCTTTGTACTCCACGTCAATCCCTTTCGGCAAAGCTGTCTGGTACTTCTTGGCAAGCTGTTCTGCGCTCTGAGCATCGCCCAACGGCTGTTCAGGCGGCGCAACGGTGACTTCCACGTTGTCGCGCATACCAAAGTAGTTCTTTGCTCGGAAAATCCACTCTGCCGGGTTCTCCTGACCATACATACCGTTGTACGCCCACATGGACTGCATTTGCAAAATCAGCTTCAGGATGTACTTCTGCTGCAAGCTGTCGTCACGGCGCTTGCCCGCCATAATCTGCTTCAGGCTTACCCATTCGATGCCCAGTACCAGTGCAATCCATTCGACCACAGGGGAGATTCTAGCTTCTATGCAAGCGTCAAAAAAGAAGTCAAGGCGTTGCTGCACTTCAATTGGGTTGTTCATGTCAACGCTCGGAAGGTCGCCAAAATACTTGGCTGCAATCATTCCAATGACCTTTTTGTCTTCTTCGTCTCCGATTCTTGACTGCAAATCGCCTGTGTTCAGCATCTTAGACCTTGTGATTGCTAACTCCTGTTGTTCTTTCACCTTTTTACTCACCTGTGAGCGGATAGACTTCCTTTTGTTAAGCATCTGCTGTTTCTTCTTCTCTCGCTCTTTCTCACGTTTCGCAGCGGCTTCTTCTTTCGCCTTTTGCGCCCGCTTCTCACGCTTTTTCTTTTCAGCTTCGGTCAGCGGCGGTCTGCCACGACCACGCTTCGGGGGTGTTGCCAAGAGTTATCACCTCTTTATTTTTGTTTCAAATCCATTCTTGCACCGCAGTTCGGGCAATAGTTCGCATAATTACGGCGATTTTCTATCGCTTCTTTCAGAATGTTTTCTTTTTCTTCTTTTATATTCCATTCGTATGTGTATTCTTCACCATCCGGTGCGTATAAAGTTTTCGACCACACTGTATAATTATTCGGATGATGTTCTCCACACAACGAGCATTTCGCCGTCACATAGGCTTTTAATTCTCGTTCTTCTGACATCGTGTCCATATAATAAGCATCTGGTGAAAGTTTCCAATATCCGTGTTTTAACTCTGCACGTTCTTCCATGTTCTCACCTCTTTATCTTATTTTCGATGTTGTCTAGCTTCCATGCAATCCACCAGATGGAACAGCAGCTGTCCAACTGTCGCCACCAAGCGCACTTTTCTTTTTCACATACGCACCGACCAAGCGGATTGCTGGTCATCTTCATCGGACAGTAAAGTTCGTTATCCATCATTTCCACCCCATCACAACAGCCGTACAAACGGCCAGACACACGTTGACGAACAGCCAGACGAGCATTGCCTGCCGTTTCTCAAACAGGTTGTTTACTGCGTCTTTGATTGTCCGTTCAGACTGAACTACCACCGCCAGCAGAACTAGGCAGACCAGCCAGCGAGTTGCAAATTCAAACATTGTTAGCTCCACCTTTCTCTCAGTTCTTTTTCGACCTGTTCTGACTTTGCAGTGATGTAATCTGCAAACTCGTCAGGGGTCATGTCCTCTTCTTTGAACTTGCCAACCATTTCCCAGTACCTGTCACCGATGCGGATGATTTTCTGCACCTGTTCATCGGTCAGGTCTGCATCGCACCGAAGGTTCTGGATCAGTGCGCCCCATGTGGCGGCGATTCCATCCAGAGCCATACGAAATCCGCACAACTGGTTCTGCCGTGCGATTTTGCGGAGGTTGGTTGACATTGCCTGTTTGCCACTTGAGGGTCGTTTGTTGCGCTTATTCATCTGACCGCTCCTTGTCCTGAAGGCGATGAAGCCAACGGTAGTATTTTTCGCTTGCAATAATTCCAATTCGCTTATACGCTTTTCTGTCATCCGAAAAACCAAGAGCGGTCATACACACCATAACGTCTGCATATTCCTCTTCAAACGCCTTTCGGCATTCCTTTACGCTCTTCGGTGTCGGGTTCGTACCATCCAGCGCACGGCGCAGCTTTAACGCAGCCTGTGCCAGTTTGGACGCTTTTTCTGCCAACCGCGCCAAGATTTCGGTCTTAGGTAGGATGTCTGAAACTTTTTTGTTCACTTCTGTTCTCCTTTCAGCCAGTCGTTCAGCTTTTCCATGCAAGAGGGACATAGAAGAACGCTCCATCCTTCTTCTCCACCGATTATTGGCCGAACCTCAAGTTTGTTCTTCATTTTGTTATATTCCTCAAGTGTAAACGTTTCACCACACCTATTACATATCAATGCCATGTTCTTTCTCCAATCTCTTTAGCAGTCCATCCACGTCATACCGCCAATGGACACGCAGCCTTTTCGCTTTGACCTCTATCCCCTCTTGATCTGCCCTCTTCCGGCTCTCGTTGTAACGGAACGCCAGAACCTTGCTGGCAGGGATTGCAAAGGTGCGGTTGACCGCCCTATAATTCACTATCACATGGGCGGTCTGACCACTGTACCCCATTGCTTCCACCATGTCAGTGATGTGCTTTTCCTTGCGGTATTTGCACTTTGCCTTGTCGTACTTACCGAACACCTTTTCCAGAGGGATAGAGGGCGTTTCGATGGTTTTCAGTTCAAACAAGTGGTTCATCGGGTATCGGTACACAAGGAAATCGCAGATGTTGTCGATGGAAAACGACAAGTTCTCGTTGCCGCCGTAGTAGGTGGCAGCACTGTCTTTCAGGCGGTAGCACCACGCATCGGATGGGATGGATGCTTTGAAGTCCGCTTCAAACTGCTTGCCAGTGTTCATTCGTCACCTTTCATATCAAACCACATCATACAAATTCTGTAGTCTCCAATACCTGTTCATTGTCGGACACCGTAACCACCGTATCGTTCGTAACTTCTACTTTCGCGCTCATATTTCCACATTCCCAGAACGGCTTAAAAGCAGTATTGTAATTATCGAAGTAGGCGTACTTTCCATCAAAGAAAAATTTTCCGTACATCGTTTTATACTCGCAATTTGGTTTAAGCGTAAGTAACTTTGCTTGCTTTCCAATAAAATGTGGAACTTTGTTCTCTTGACTCAGAGACTTTGCGATAAGCTCGACATAAACCTCTGGAAACAATTCACGAAGCTGTCTCAAGAACATTGGAACTTCGTCATTTTGATAAGAATCAATTTCTCCGCCCATAAGAGCCATCGGTTTACATTTGCAGATATTCAAAACATTATCAGCTGTAAAAATTTCCTTTGGGACAAAAAGTATTTTACTGCCGCTTCCCCAAGGCCCATCAACTTTCAAAACGTCATTTTCGATTTTCAATCTTACATATGCTAATGACAGAACCGCATCGTCTCCGATGCGAACAATTTTCAAATTACTAGAGTATTGAAGCACCCCATAATTAGGATCTGACTTTACGCTGTTTTTTACCTTTGTAAACATCTTTGAGCGTTTCGTTCCGCCATCAATAGTTTCAACATTTCCGACTGGACAACGACTAGAAAATGGTTTTGTAACGCAAAGACATTTTCCATGCTTACATGCAGAACATTCGTTTGCTTTATCACAATAGATGTATTCTGCCCTAAGCCTGTTATTTCTTGAACCGTCTCCATACAAATGTACGCAAATCGCTTCGTTCATCCTCGCTCACCTCTAAATTCACTTCCGAGAAACCGCTTCTTGCCTTTTTCTCGGTGCTTGTCCTCATAATCACGGTTGTACACGCTCTGGCTGTGGTTCAGCTCATACACGAAAGCCTTGCGTTCCTCGAAGTCTTTCTTCTCCGCCTTGTACTTCTCGCAAGTGTCGTGGCAAGCTTGGTGGCGTGATGTGCAGTTGAGACAACAGGTAATCATTCTTCGCCAAATCTCCTTTTTGTTACAGCTACGCAGAAGCTTTCGATTTCGCTTGCCCACCGGGCAGTTCCCTCGCCGTACGCTCTTTGCCAGACCAAAGGGAAACCTCCCAGACCATCGAACAGGCTGCCAAGCGTAGGCTTTTCTTTCAGGTAAGGGCGCATCTTCTGCACCAGCCAAACCCATTGTGGCAAAGCGATTGAGTTACCTAGAGCCTTGTACCGTGGGCTATCCGCAGGCTTGTGCTTCTTGCCCTTGGTGTCCACCCACTCCCCGATGTCCGTCCATCCGTCCGGATAGCCTTGCAGACGTTCGCATTCTGTCGGTGTCAGCCGTCGGACGATCCAGTGAATGGCTTTCTCTGCTTTATTTGTAACCATTGGGATATATCCGCCGCCCATTCCCATACTTGCTGAAAGAGTAGGACAGATTCCAGTCTGTGTAACCGTTGCGTGAATTTGGTTGCTTTCCAAGACTACCGGTTGTGCATTGCTTTCAAACGCAATAGGTTGGTGCCCGTGTTCCGCTGCTCGCAATGTTCCAGTCACGTTATAAGACACGCCCATTACTCCACCACCTTGGTCGTTCAGAATCGGAACAGGTCGATCGTTTCCAGCAATGCGGCTTCCAGCAGCTCCGGTAGCTTTTTGCCACGCCGGGATGCACGGGTCAGGATGCCTTGACAGGCTCGTGCGCTCAAATAGTATTTCTCCGGCGCGTTGACCTCCAAAATCTGCGACAAGAGCGATTCTTTTGCGGCGCTGTGGGGTCCCCATGCAGAGCACACTTCCTGTACGGCCGTCATAGATGGTTTTTCCCCAATATTGAGCGTCAAGCTGTCGCCAAGCCAAAGACCATCCGTTTCCAGCGATTGCTCCGGCTTTGCTCCATCTGCCCCTCTTCGGAGGTCTAGGAATTGAAGCGTCTGGCTGTTCCACGCGGGCAAGTTCTTCCAGCACGGCCCTGAAATCTTCTCCTCCGTTGGAACTGAATGCTCCGGGTACGTTTTCCCAAATAGCGAAAGTTGGATACAGTCCATTTGTACTTGACCTCATTTCTTTTATGATTCGAACTGCTTCCATGAACAGACCGGAGCGTTCTCCAGCAAGTCCTGCCCTGCGTCCAGCAATAGACAAATCCTGACACGGGCTACCGAACGTGATGCAGTCCACAGGCTCTATCTGGTCGCCGTGAATCTTTGTGATATCGCCCAAGTGTTTCATCTTTCCAAACGCCCGTCCAGCCAGATAGCGCAGCTCTTATATAAGTTAGGAGGTCGATGCCTTACAGGTCAGAATGGAATATCATCCGCGTTGCCCTCAATTACGGCGAAGTCGCCAGTATCAGGAGCGGAGCCATACCCGCCAGCCAGTGTTTTCTTCGGTCTGACCTCATAATCGCCGGAACGAATCTTGTCCACGCTGGTGAAGCGGTCAACGACAAGCTTCGTCTTGACGTTGCCATCGTTGCCCATGTACTCTTCCTCGCGGAGAACCACGCCGACCAGCTTGCCACGCAGGGTCTTTTCATCGTTGTTGAACTTGTAGCCGGGATTGGACTGCTCCACAGCGGTGATAAATCCCTTGAAGAACGGCAGCGCCTTCTCTTTGTAGCTCTTGATGGTCTTGCCGCCCCATGCCCATTCGCCCGGGTTCAGCTTGCCGCACTCGATAAGGGAAGCGGTCTGCTCACGCCAGTAGCCCTTGAACTCGCCCTCTGTGATTTCCCACTCGATGTTCAGGCGTTCCTTTGCGGGTTCGTCCGTTGCCTTGCAGATACCGGCAACATAGCCGCCAACAGGCAGGGCACGGCGTTCGGTGGCTTCCTGTACGTCATTCCAGTTGATGTTCTTCATCTGTTACTCTCCTTTGTTATCCGGCTGAACCGGGATGTTGTAATACTCACGGATGGTCTTGTCTACGGTGGCGAGGTCGTTCTCGATCAGCGCATCGTTGAACATCCCAAGGGGGGTTTTCACGGTGTCCATCCCATCATTGCGAGTGCTGAACAGGTATCGCCCATCCTGCACAACGGTTTTCAGAACGATGGTAAAGTACCCTTCCACGCAGACCTTTTCGTCCAGTAGCTTGCCGATGGTTTTAAACTTCTCGCCACCGTCTCCGTCACGCTCGCTGTGACCGAAAAAGTAGACCACAACATCGTCCGGCAGTTCCTTTGCCCGCATCAGCAGAGCGTTGAAGTTGGCTGCCATGTCGGTAAACTTCTGGTATCCAGCGGCCTTTGCGTTCCGCATGAACTCGCCAGTCATAAGGTAGGTGGCATCGTCAATGACGATGGACTTACGCTTGGTGCTGTGGATTGCGGCATCAATCTTGCCGTAGTCGTTGGTGATATAGGTTTTCATGTTGCTTCGGAACGGTAGCGGTTTGCCGAGGACGTTGATAACCGCAATCTGTTCCGGGTCAAAGTTCCGAAGTGAAGCGGACTTGCCGCTGCCGGAGTGACCGTAGACCATTACTAATACTGCCATTTTTCTTTCCTTTCTTCGGCTTCATTAGGCATCATTGTTCTTACTTTGGCTTAATTTGGCTGTACAAAATCAATCTCCCCAGCACACGGAACCCGCTTCATCTGGACGCTGCCATTCAGGTTCTTCGTCCGCTCCGGGTGCGAAGTAATAGTCATCGGGCGGCTCAACCACGCCACCGAACCGATCAAAACAGCCGGAGCAATCGTACATTTCGTTCATTCTGCATTCCTCCATTTGTTGGTATGATGTGTTGCACGGCTGATTTTCTTGCTTTTACGGTCGTCATATTCATTTTCCGCAGTAACACCAAGCGCGCACATGACAAGTGATACAGCCAAAAGCGAAACCGAGAGAAAAGTGTAAAACAGCCCAGCTCCAAGCGTTGTTGCGTTTTCAATTGAGTTTCCGCAACTAACAGACCAGATCGAGAACAAAATCCCAACTGTAACTAATATCGTCCCTTTTGCGCTTTTCATTTTTCCACCTTTTTCAACACGACATCGAAGTAGTCCGGGTTTGAGCCATCGACGATTGCGTATGCGTTCAGAACATCGCATATCTTCAAAAGTGTCCCCGTTCTGATTCCTTCTTTGTGCCTGGCTCTTCTTCTCCCGAGAATGCTATCCAGTGTCGGCCTCGACACTGTGCTTTTTCGACAAAGCTCATTCACACGAATGCCGCGTTCTTTCATGGCATCTTCGAGCGTCATTTTTTCTCACCCTTGTGCCCGAATACCCAAGCCGATGCGGCGATGGCTGCGGCTGCAATAGTGTATTTCGCAGCTTCAATGCCAACCATAACACCGATCTCGTTCATCAGCCACATATTCACAAGGAGGAATGCCAGGACGATTGCCAACGTCCCGGCCCAAATCAAGATGAGTTCAACCAACGTCTTCATACTTATCCCTCCCGTCCGCCAACGGCGCATTCTGCAACTGTGTATTCGATTTTCTTACGCAGCATTACACAAACCATGCGGATTTCTTTCAGCTTCAATCCGGAACTAATGGCCATGCCATACATATCATTTACGAGCTCGTAGGCTTTGGGGGACAGGTCATCCCGTGCAAGCTTTTGCTTGTATCTTTTGTTTTTGTACATTTCTTGTAGTCCTTTCTTTGGATATGTTCTAGGCGGTCAGCTTCTCGGCTTTGCCATCGAATCTCCCGCTTTCCATAATATTTGCCGTTCATCTTTACCACCTATCAATCGTTCCAAGCTGTAGCCCAAGCACTACCTTGCCGTATGTTGTGCCAAGCTCCTTTGCCTTTGCTTTGATTTCCTCGATGGTATAGTCCTTATTCTTCGGCTTTGCCTTTTTCCGCTCCGGCTTCTTGTATTGGCCGCTTTTACCGCTTTTTCGATACTTCTCGCGCAGCTTTTTTTGTGAGGCCGCGTAAGCTGCTTTCGAGCACTCTGCGTGATATTTCTGGCAAACATTTCTCCGCACAAGTGGTTTACCGCACCAAGCACAAGGAACCGGCTTTGCGGTTTCTTTGCGCTTGGCCTCAGTTCGTTTTCGGTTACGTTCTCTGCCTCGCTCCAAATTTGTAATGCTGTAGCAGTTAAGGCAGTATTTTCGATTTGCGGCTACCATTCCAAGAAGAACTCCACAACGCTCACAGTATTTAATCTCCACACCGCTCTCCTGCTTTCTTCTTGGCTTCCCGGTTATGCCTTTCAAAACACTGGTTCAGCATCTTTTCCATCCACAGTACCTTGTTGGCTTCGTTCCGTGACACGCCCGCTGCCATCGCCAGTTTCAATCTACGCTTACGGCTTTGCGCTTTACAAAATTTCATTGCCAGCACTCACCGACCTTTTTGACGATAAAAGCGGGCACATCCCTGCTGGTAGCCCGGCACAGGCAGACACACTTGGAAACCCAAGTATCAAAATAAGCAGAAAGGATGCAGCACGTTGCATTTCGCTTAAAGCTTTCATCGCCCGGGCTTTTAAGCCAAACAGAAACTGCCTTGTAGTAGTACGCTTCCGTGACTCCACACCATTCAATGCTATACCCATCCAAGCACAACTGTTCCATGATCTTCATCGCCAGATGCTTTGCTTCTGTGAGTTCCTCTGCCGTCCACTTGAGCTTGTCCTCTTCGTACATCTTTACCAGTTCGTCAATGGTATGCCGAGCTTCATCCGGGTTCTCAAGGTCAACTTTCAAATCCAAATACTGTTTCATCTGATCTCCCCCTTGATGCTGGCTTCCATTCCGGTAGCCATTTTCATTTGCTCGTGTTTTATCTGGTCTGCATCAAACGCCTTGTCAATAGCGTCCATGACAGGCTTTAGACGCTCCAGCGTGTTGTACTTCTGCTTGAAGCTCTGTGCGTCCCGGAAAGCATCTGCCATCATCTGGCTGTGTAAGTCTGGGTGTTCCAGAACCTCTTTCATCGGCATATAAGACCGAACAGGCGGTTCATCAGCTCCGTTTGCTTCATACCTCGCTGCAACAGCTTCATCTTCACTTCCAGCTCAAAGTCAGACGGTACGGTAGGTTCTTGCTTTTCAGACTTGAGAAACAAGTTAACGAAGTAGACCTGTCCTTTTTCAGTGACCTTCGGTGTTCTGTTAATGGAAACGTGGTCGCTGTGCTGAATCGTGGTTTCTTTAATTTCAAACAGCCCCATCTCCATACTACGCTGCGTAGGCAAGTTGTAGTCGCTTCGTTTCGGGTCTTTAATGAGGTAGCTGTTCTTTCGCATCCAGTCGAACAAACGGTTCTGGCCGATGCTAATGCCATTTTGCGAAAGTAACTTTGCAAGCTCACCAACAAGAATTGATTTTTTGCTTGCTGAAACTGCGTCAGCAAACAGGACTTTCGGCTTCATGGTTTCAATCTGCTTGTCTTTCTCTTCCAGCTCCTCATGCGCTGCGATCAGTGCAGTTGCGAGAAGCTGCGAGCGGGTAAGCTTCGGCTGTTCGGTCAGCTTCTTTTCCATCTCGTTGAACGCTGCAATGTACTTGAGCTTCCACTCAAGAGCAGCCTTTCCGGTAAAGCCCATAGCCAACAGGGTGAAGCCGTCACGGTTCATGAGATAAGTTCTCTGTTCCCTGCCGTAGCTGTCCGCTTCGGTGCTTTCAAAAAACATCTGCGCAAAATTGCGCACATCTTCTTTTAGATTGTCCACCGCCCTGAGAACGTCACGGTGGTTCTTATCGAAGTTCTCTGCAATCTGGCGGCTTGAAACCACAGGCTTGCCATTTCGCATGGATAAGATAATGTCGCTCATTTCCCCTCTCTTTCATTCAACAGCTCTTCCAGAGCTTCTTTCACCTTAGCTTCCGCATTTTTAGGTTCGCGCTTACCGTTCAGGATTTTCCCCAAGTATTCCGGTGCGCATCCCATTTTTGCAGCAAGCTCTCTGATTTCAATGTTGTTAACGTGAAGCGTCCCTACAACATCGCCTGTCCACTTAGGAAGCAAATTTTTTCTCCTTTCTTGTTCTAGTACTTGAACTTTTTGAAAGAATATGATAATATTATGGTGTCAAGCAAAAACATTATCGAGCGTTCTTCTATTTGTTCAAAGTCTTTAATTTGTTCTACCAATTGAACCCGGTAACCTTATTAAAGCACAAGTAGTAGAACTTTTCAAGTGTTTTTGTTCAAGTGGTAGAACTTCGTCATCTTGTACAAACGCTGGAGATATGTTTTGTGTTTTTTAACAATTTCGTAAGGCTATGTGAGCAAAAGGGAGTAAAGCCGTCTCGCGCTTTGACTGAAGCTGGCGTTCCAAAATCTGCTTATAGTTATTGGAGAACCGAAGCAAGTTCAGGGAACGACGCAAAGCCGACCAATCAAAATGCCGTTAAGCTGGCACAGTATTTCAATGTTACGGTTGACTACCTTCTTACGGGCAACCAAAAAGAAAACCCGCCCCAGCAGCCGCAAAGTGAAGTCGATGCAGCAGTAGAGCGGATTAGAAGAAAACTTGAATCTATGCCGAAGGAACAGCGTGAGGCGTTGATGAACCTAATCGAGAAGATGTAACGTTCATGCCCGGTAAAATAAAAGAATCCCTTGTGCCGGGCTGGTGTAGCTCTGCGCAAGGGATTTTCTGTTACTCTAGGTCTAGTGCTTGCTCCGCTGCCGGAATCTTTTCAGGGTGTTCCAATAGCCATGCAATAAATCGGTCAATCTTGGCTCTTTCCTGTTCACTCATTGTGGCATATCCTCCCGATCGGTAAGTGCAGATGTTCATTTGATACGATTATACATCTTTTAGTTGTCAAGTCAATGTATTTTTAACAACTTCGTAAAAATCGAACGTTTTCTTCGCATCCATTACTTCACATCAGGGAAGCCAAAAATTGCAATGACAATGATTAAGAGCCACATTAAATTTAAGTTACCCTTTGCTTTGTAACATTCCGTTGAGCATAGAGCGAAAGGGGTTTTCAGGTAACTTGTCCAGCACATCTGCTTTGACGAGAGCGTTTGTGCTGATGCTGTGCGAAACATTGTTTAGCTGCACAATGGCATCGTCCAAGTCTTTGACTGTTGCTCCACGCCGTTCCATTGACTGAAGGAAAGTTTTCACTTCTTCAAGAACGACAGGGTTCTCGGCTTTATAGAATCCATTCGTAAAGTCCATCTTCTTCTCCTTTCACAGCTCCACAAGCTGCCCGTCAATGCGTTCGATGCTGTCTGCCGGGTCGCGCCCATCGTCTAAGGCGGCTATGGCGCGTTCCAGGATGCCTTTTGCTTCGAGGTAAGCGTCTTTATCAGCTTCGTACCCAGAAAGGCTCAGGACAAGCTCCAGCGTCCGTCTGCGAGCGTATGGAATAATCAGAGCATCTACGGTTCGGTTCATTCGCTTTCCTCCCACGGTTCAGGTGTGTGCGGCTTCCCATCGGGAACACTGGCGGGCATTCCGTCGATGATCGGCATACGTTCATGGTTCCAGATTGCAGTTTCTTTCATTTTTGTTCCCTTCCTCTTTGGAATTTTTTGACAATACAGTTATACCACATCTCGCTGTTTCAATGGAACAGCGACTTTTTTCAATTATTGTTTCACATTTTGAACAATATATCAGTTAAATTTCTTTGCTTTTGTATCATTTTGTCGAAAGAGGGGTATTTATGGATGATTATAGGATACGAGTGGCAAAAGCGTTAGAGATGGCAAGAGCGGAATCTGGGCTTAGCCAACAGAAGCTTGCGGACAAAATGGGTGTAGGCCGGACATCCATTTTTCGTTACGAGCAAGGGACAATGGCCCCAGATGCTCCTACTATCATAAAATGGTTCGTGTGCTGCGGTGTTGCGGTCAAGCCGTATATAGACACCTGTTTGCATCCAGGATTATTGGAAAGTCTGGCTGGCGATGCCAGCACCGAGAGAAAGAGAGATACGCTGATAGAGCATATCAAAGACGCCCATCCACAGGAAATCGACCTGCTGTGCTACCTGATCTATGGCAATCACGGCTCAGATTACCTTGCCGTTCTGTGCGAAATGGTAGCCAACCTTCACACGACTTTGCGTGATCGTGTGCCCGTCTGCCGCACCGTCACCGGTCATTATGAAATGGCACAGGCCACCAAAACCGACCCCGACCCAGACGGAACGCAACCCAATATGCAGATTTTATATCAGGCACAGGACTGTGGGGAAGCTGCGGCCATGAATCGAAACGATTCTTATACCATCAACGAGGAAAACATTTTGCGCTGATTGTCGAATTATCGATGTTTTTGCAGAACATTTTGTTAATGTTCATCCACTTTTTGTACACCTATCGGGCAAATTTACCTTGTCATTCCGTCCCCCATAGGCTGTAAATCGACAACATGCGCGCGGAATAAATAACGAATTATCGTTAATCTGTTGTCTGTGATTGGTCGCCTTGTCAATCTGTCCCCCATAGCATTGAATTAAAATTTTTTCATCCACTTTTTGTACACGTTAGGTAAACCTAACCGTTAAGCGTTTCAGCCTTTCGGATGCTGAACATCTGTTTATTTAGCAGTATTCGCTTTGTGTTTTCCACTTTTTGAGAGAGAAAGAAAAGATTTTGCGGAAAATTTTCTTCTTCTGCTATTAGTAGAAGTTATTTTATAATCCTGTTAATAATCTTGTTTTATATAATGTAAAGAGGTGTACAAAAAATGGATATAGGTGTACAGATTGTGGAAATAGGTGTACGAAATGTGGACAGTTAGGTGTACAAAAAGTGGAAACAGGTGTACGCTTGCTATTGATTTGTGCACCTGTTTGTGATATACTCTTATACGAGAGGAGGCGTGATAAGATTGTCTGATATTAAAGGCGGGAACTTGGTTGAAAAAAGCAGACAGCTTGTTTGGGCAAAGTTCACTGACTATACAGCAGGAGAGCTTCGGTTGCTTGAAGTGTATCTTAGCCGCATCAATCCGAGAGACCCTGAAACTTCAACGGTTCAGTTTACGTTACAAGAGTATTGCGAGTTTTTGGGGCTGAAAATCAACTCTAGGAATTTGAAGGCACAAGTCAAGCATTTCATCGACAACTCTGTTGAAGTTCCTAGAGGTGACGGTTCAGGCTCGTTTGACCTGTATCCCTTGTTTAGTAGAGCAACTGTAAACTTTGAACCTAGTTTGATGAATATTACTGTGTCGTTATGTTGTAACCCGCTTCTGCAACCTGTTTTCTTCGACATTGCAGAGCGTGGATATGTCAAGTATCGCTTACGCTACACAGCGAATATGAAATCGCAGTATAGTATTTTGCTGTATTCGATTCTCCGAGAGTTTATTGGACGTGGCGTGAGCCAGCCCGAAATTACGTTGGATAGATTAAGGGAACAGCTTGGCGCAAGAGAACCTAGCTATCAAGAGTTTAAGCATCTTAGGCGGCGTGTCATTGATATTGCGGTAGCTGAAATAAACGAAGTATCAGACCTGTGCGTTGAATATGACAAGGTCATGAGAGGCCGCAATGCGGTTGCTGTGAAGTTCAATGTAGCTTTCAAGTCTAATGAGCCAGTCATAGACGTGGAAGCTAACGAGGTTGAAAGCGTAGAGCTAAAAGATGTTCCAAAGAGCCAACGACCTGCCAGAAAGCCCCGCAGCGGCGCATACGAGGATGTTGATTGGGCATCCATTGCGCCGGAGATGTCTAAAAGCCAGTGTATCTTGACCGCAAAGCTGGTGGCAAAGAGATTGCCGGAGAAGTATCCGAACATCAAGCCTAACAAGAAAAAAGAAGCTGTTGTGAACATCATTGAGAATGCATACAGGATTCTTGTCAGTGAGCGACTTGATAGGATTGAAAAAGACCCCGGCGCTTATATGTACTCAATTTTGAAAGAAGCAGACCTTGATGATTATGCTACGTTTGACGATAGCTTCTTGAAGTAGTCAGATGTAGCACATTGAGCAGATGATGCAGAAAGGAGAAAGAGTATGATTCCGATGTTTCCGAAAGGCTTTGACAAAGACAAGTGGTACATGACTAAAGATGTTATGCCGGATAAAAGCCTAAAAGGATGGCCGCATGGGCTTTTACTTCGTATCAAAGATGAGAAAACAGGAGAAAAAAGTTTCATAACCGGCGAGTACGATACAATCAACGGCAAATGGTTTGATTCCGATAGTAATGAAATCAAAGGAACTGTAATTGCATGGCACGTCACGCCTGTGTTGTGGGTCGGAGACGAGATAAAAGCAGCATATCCGTTCTACTAAAAAGAAAGAGTGATAAAATGAAAAAAGTTCAAAGTTCCGTTTTGTACAGAGAAATAGCGAAATTGCGAAACGACTTCGATTGTAACAGAGTTGAGTTTTTCACAGTTGGGGATGGAATTGATACGCCAATTCATGTAATGGTCGGTTCTCGTGGACACGGCACTGTAGAACCAGACGAAGCAATTGAGGAAGGAAAGGCACTAATTGAAGCCGGTAAGGCAGCAAAAAAATTTAAGTACAACGGTTATTTTGTAATGTGGGGAGAATAAAAATGGCAAAAATCATAGCTGTCGCCAACCAGAAGGGCGGCACAGGAAAGACCACAACAAGCACCTGTCTGGCTGGTGCGTTGCAGTTGCTTGGCAAGAAAGTCCTGCTGGTGGACTGCGATGCCCAGTGCAATGCAACGGACACCTACGGCGCACAGACAGAGGACGTATGCACCCTGTTTGACGTGATGACTCGGCAAGGCACGGTCGAGGAAGGAATCCAGCACTGTGAAGCTGGTGACATTCTTCCGTCTGATAACGCATTGAAGGACATTGACGAGCAGCTTGTGCGGGACATGGGCAAGAATTTCCGGTTGCGAGAAGCCCTTGAAAGCGTGTCTGGTCAGTACGATTACATTGTGCTGGACACTCCACCGCAGCTTGGTCTTGCGCTTGTGAACGCACTGATCGCCGCCAACAGCATCATCGTTCCCATCACGGCAGACCGTTACGCACTGGCTGGTTTGAGCCAGCTTTCGCAGACCATCGGAGATGTTCGCAGATACTTCAATCCGACTTTGAAGATTGAAGGTCTGCTTCTGAACCAGTACAAAAGCCGAGAAAACCTGTCCAAAGAGGTTGTGGAACAGCTCCCTGTGATTGCACAGAGCATGGGAACAACCCTGCTGGATGTGAAGATTAGACCGTCTATGGGCGTTCGTAAGGCACAGGCAGAACGTCACAGTTTGTTTAGCGGCGACACGGCAAAAAGCACCAGCGCAGAGGATTTCTTGGCACTGGCGCAGCATATTGTCGGAGGTGAAGGCTGATGAAGTCAACCAGCAAAAAATCCTCAGGCTTGCTTGGCGGGTTTGATTTCCAGCCTATTTTTTCAGAACAGTCATTAAGCCGAAGTGAGCCAAAGGAAGAAGAAGTAAGCCAAGAGAAGCCGAACGAAGCCGAACAAACACAGATTAAGCCCAGTGAAGCCGCAGACAGCCATGCACAGCCTAATGAAGCGCAGTTAAGCAGTATTAAGCCGAAGCAAGCCAAAGACAGTGAAACACAGCCAAACAATGCCGTAGTAAGCGAAAGTAAGCCGAAGAAACTGAAACAGGCAAAAGAAGTTCAACGTCTTATCGAACAGGGCGATGTATCCGGAGCACTAGCCGAAGCTGGCTTGACAAAGAAAAAAATCCCGATGCCGGAATCGCATCAGGGCGTTGCAAGCGGTGATGGCAAGCGTTCAAAACGCATTACTATCCTTATGAGCGAAGAAGAGCGCAAGTACATCAACCGTGAAGCAAGACGACACGGAATGACGATTGGACAGTTCGTGTACGCTCTGGCGGTTGCTGCGGCAGAGGGGAAGATTGAGTTGGAGGATTTCTTGGAGGATTGATGTATGATGAAGTCAAAGGAATTTTATGAAGAAAGCATTAGCTGTTTACAGAAAATGGTCAAACATGGAGTTTACGTTCTTTTGTTCGATGTCTTTGCTGTAGCAGTTCAGATTCCTTTTATCTTTGCTGGTAAATGGGTTGCGGCGCACTTGATTTTGTCCATCGCCGTATCTTTTGTGGCTGGATTTAGTTTTAATATGCTTGTGGACGGTAAAAGACAACTTGACGCGTACAAGGCAGATATGAAATTGTACTATACCAAAGACGCTCCATCGTATTATTCTGACAATAAAAGTTAAGATTTAGGAGAGGTTGTTACTATGATTGAGAGCGAATATATCAAAAAGACAGATGCTATGAATATCGTAAAACGAACTCATGGCGATTATGTGGCTGCATGGAGCGAAATCAGAGAGCTTCCAGCTGTTGAAATTGCAAAAGAAAAGAAACTGGTAGCTAGTTGGAAATGGGATGGAAATTCGTGGGTGTGTGGAAACTGTAAATATCCAAGTATTGTATTGCTTACATACGGAAGCGACTGGGATCCGTATGCTTTCAAAGATACAGCATTTTGCAATTATTGTGGCGCAAAAATGGAAAATGATAAAAGATGAGTTCAAAGGAGAATCATAATGGGTAAATATGTGAAGCGAGAAGATGTCTTAAAAAAGCTAAAAGATGTATCAAAATTGGCAAACGGAAAATCTGGCAGAGTTGTGATTGCGTTGCTTAGAGCATCTTTGGAGAACATTCCGTACATTGCGGTTGAAGAAGAAATTAAGCAAAACGATAAAAACTAAGTTCTAAAGTTAAAATAGAAGAACCCCTGTGTAGCCGCTAAAAACTACACAGGGGTTCTGTTTTACTTATCAGCAATGCAATCCCAGTAGAGATACGCCTTGCCATCTGCGGCATCTGCGTCCTCAAGGAACGCCTTTGCCATGTCAGCGTAGAAGCCCGGAGTGTCAACGGACTGGCGCTTTGCGACCTGACAATAATCCGAGTACATCATGTTCATGACAGCCCAGAAATCGTTCGGGTCACAGTTGATATTGCGCTGTTTCGCAACGTCCTGTGTCTGTTCCAGCGTCCAGTGACAGCCCTTTGTGCCGTCAGCATTCACCATACTGTCGCACCATTCCTCTGCTTCATCGTGGGTGAGGTGCTGGCGTGGCATCTTGATAGAGCGGCTGTCTGCGCCGCCCTGACCGGTTGCACCAGTGCCCACCAGATAGGGGATGTAGCTCGCCATACCGTTGTCGTTGCCGTTGCGCCCGTTGCCGTAGTTGCCCCAGCCGAAGATGATGGCGAGGATGATAACCGCCCACAGACCTTCGTTGCCGAAGAATCCGCCGTTGTTATTGCCGCCGTCCTGCCCAGCCAGATAGCCAGTTGCAAAATCGTCCATAAAAAACTCCTTTCAGTTTTGCGTTATGCTATCCCACCGCCGTATGCGATGGGCGAAGCCAAACAAAAGCGGTTTTTGTCAAGTCCGCAAAACTGAGAAGCGTTTCGCTTAGAGGGATGCGTTACCGGGGCAGCGTTAGATTCAGGACGCTTGCCAGCTGGTTCAGGTCAATGCCACGCTCTTTGGCGAGGTTCTGCGCCATCGTTCGGAGCTGTGCTTCGTTTTTGCCCTGAATCAGGTTCAGCCCCTGCATGATGGGTGCGCTCTGCCCACCCAACTGCTGGATAAGCCCCATCGGGTTCTGCCCTGCACGAGCCAGATTTGCAAGCTGCATGATGGGGCTGTGAGTAATCATATCAAACGGAGAGGGCATCGCTTATTCTCCTTTCTTCGCTGCGGCAGTGGGCTTAGAGAAGCTCTTCTGCCACTTTTCCAGTTCATCCAGCCGGTGTACAAGGGTGTTGTACTGCTCAATAGGCACATACTGCTGTGTCGGTGCAGCGGTTTGCTGTGCCTGTTGTGCTTGCATTTGCCGCCATGTTTCCGGGCTGTAAAACTCTAACACGTCAGATTCACAAGTGTTTGGATTCAGACGTTTGCAGTAGATGACCCCACTACGCAAATCCGGGCAATACGTCCATCTTCCGTACAGATCAGATGGAATCGCCAGGAACTCCTCTCTGCTGGAAACAGGTCTGCCAAGTAGACAACCGCCGTCCTGTGCCGACTGCTGAACAGGCTGTTGCCCATTCATCGGCTGCGGACGCTGCGGTTGTGTCTGTTGCATCTGCGTGTTCGGTAGGGGAGTGACAAGCCCTACCGTGCCCATGCCGCCGTAAGGATTGACAGGCTGCTGCGGAACGTAAGGTGCTCCGGGTGTAGGATAATAGCTCATAATACATCCCTCCTGATGCTCCCAGTGTACTGCATCAGCAAAAGCCGAAAGACAACGAACGTCAAACGAAGGACAAAAAATCTTGGTTAAACCTTGCTTAAAGCTTGATTATCTTAAGCAAAAAGAAAAGCGCCCACACGGAAAAATCCGCATGAGCGCTTAACTGTAAGAATGCACACATTGGAGTGCAATGCTAAAATATCACATCGTCCAATATATGGCAATGCTTTCGACAAAAATAGTGCGAATAAAACAAAATCCACCAGCCTAAAGCTGATGGATTATAAGTGAGCGAGTAATCGCCCTGCCACCGAAGTGGCAAAATTGCGTCTCCCGCATGGTACGCACTATAAGTGGGCGGGTGGGAGACTGTATCAACGAAAAAGACCCGCCATGATACGCATCGTTGAGAGGCTTAACGGGTTCAGATATCCGCCCTAATGCGCTTCTTCGAGAGGCCGGGTGGATTTGTTGAAATTATTATACCACAAATCGTGCAAAAAGAAAAGCGGCAGACCCGAAAGCATGCCGCTTCAACGCGTTTCGTAAGAAATCGCACCCAATTAAGATTATTATACTATAATCCGCGCAAAAAGAAAACAGCGTAACCGTGATGGCTGGAACCCATCAAGATTACGCTGCAGACTGCGTCATATAGAACTAGTCTCCAGTAATAAGGATATAATTCTAAAGACACTTAACTCGTGTTATATTATATCACACATTCAGCATTTTTTCAATGCCTTTCAGCCGGTAGCCTATTGCCGTCCGGCTGTAATGTGTTTGCGCTGCAATGTCTGGCAGCGGGAGCCGCTCAACGTATCGCAGTAAGGCTATCTTACGGTCTACCCTCCCAAGCGGTGCGCTTTTGATGGCGGCGGTCATCTGCTGCCGGTCAAGTCCTTGCAAGCACAGTGGCAGCACTACACG